CTCCCATCCTGAGTATCCAATATCATCAATTCCTCCCTGCATTCTCTCATAGAATCTGCTCCAAAGGCCTCTTCCAACATCTCCTCGATCTGGGCAATTCCATCATCACTAGACCAATCACTGATATAGTCTATCCTCATCAACTGTCTGTAGACATATAACGGCAACGACTCCTTAACATGCGCTTGCATATATTGGGTAATCGCAGCAATCATTCCACGTTTAGTTTTTGAGTCACGTAAGCTTTCAAATAGACACCAAACTTGTATGGCTTCCTTCAAATAAGGATCCATTTTCATAAATCCCATTTGTGGTTCCAAAACAGGTCTGGTGAATTTCCGATACCACGAGTGAATCAGGAAGAAACAATCGATTAGTACTGTAGAACAAAATAAGATCTTCGAAAAGAATCTCACCCATTCTAAGAACAAATCGGCTGCTCCTGGGTGGTAGAAAGCTCCACAAATCAATAGCCAAATATACATTAGGCATAATGGCGGAGGCTCCCATACCGGGTGGCGTTCACGTTTCTGCTTTTTACGGCGTCTACGCTCACATTTGTCGCAATAACTTACCCCCTTAGAGGCAGTTGAACCTTGCTTCGACAGTTTCAACTTTTGGGTTTGGTGGGCACGGTTAGCAAATCCTCGACTCATCTTTCATATAAAATAAAACGACGAGTCAAAGATCATTCCGTGCAGGTGTCCTGCAAAGAATAAATCTTCAACAGTCGACATAGCTCCTTTGGCTCTATATTTCAAAACGGACAGAAATAAGAGTTTAATCAGGAACATCATTGGACGTTATTCCGCGGACACATACGGCCGTCCTCCGTTCACAAGTTAACACAACTGATGTCTCCAGGTCTCTAAACTCAAATTCATGAGCGAGCCTGCCTGGCAACAACGCATCATGCGCTTGCAACTAAGTCTCGTCTGGGGTTGGGTCCCTACCCTAAGGCGTTACCCTAATTTACCGGTGCTCGTATCGCCGGCAAAGTTCACGTTTGGAAAATTCCTGGATACGTGAATCCGTGATATAATCATACCGCAAAGCAAGCTTAATACGGTACATGCTGTAGATTACAGCTTAGATCTCCAAGGCTTGTAAGCTCCCTGGTGCATCAGTAAAAGCTTTGTGAACATATAATACATATAATGCCGGCTACAGGCCGACAAAGACACAACACAAAATCAGATTAATATTTTTATTTGTTTTACGAGCTAATCTGACTTCCTTCACAAAGAGTTGGATATTTATAATGCGCTTCTCAGCGCGGGACGGCTGGTTTAACACCGTCGATACCTGCGAAAAGAAATAAATTTAATTACAAAACTGACTTGCATTAGGGGGGCTAACCCCCCAAATGCAACAATAGCTTCTAAGAGGCTGACCTCCATAGAAGCCAACTGGCGGGAAGTAAATCCCGCATCTAAGTGATCCTCGTATAGGCAAAATGCCTATACGAG